CAAAGTTGTAAAATTAAACTTAGGGGTGACCACCAACGAGATGATACCGTTAGCGTCAGTTCCCAACAAAAACGTTTGTCTTTGCTGGAAAGTGAGTGTTCGACCGGCACCGGAATCAGGGTACCTGGCGTTTGCAGCTGCATCTGAGAAAGGGTCAACTAATCCAGTTAACGTTTCCTCGTGAGCAACCATGTTTGGGTTCCCAGCACTAAGCCGCTGGGTGGCTGGTTGTCTCGCTCTGGCAGGGCGAGACGTCGGCTTGATTTGCTTTCTTTTGATAGGCATTTTGCCATAGTGGGTACACTTCAGTGACGGAGTGGGACGCGAGCCAACGCTCAACGTCCCATTCATCCCCGGTGAAGTATGCATCATCCACATTAATGACCCAACCATCAAAGAAGGCCTCATAGGCAACTTGCTCTTCGACTGGGCAGTGGAATGCTGCTGCGAACGACGTCCTAGCACACTCAGCCACAAGCTGTGGCTTGAGTCTAGATAGCGGGACACCAAGGGCTCGGAGCTCACGAGACACCCTGGCGCGAAGGCCATCAGACGCTAAGTCCAAATCGATAGGCTTTCCCACGTTACGCAATAGCGCACACGCAAAAGACTGAAGCACAGGCACACCTAGGTTCAAAACTAGCTCGCACATAGCAATTGCGCGGAGAACCTTGATGCGGTATTTGGGATCCTGCCAATGACGGATGCCCGAGAGTGACTTACTGATAACTGCCTTATAGTTCCGGACAAACTTAAACCGGGCTTCAGACCATTCTACAACTGAAGACTGACAGAAAATCACCTCATAAATCGAGTGTGCTACGCACTCGACCTTCATACTCATCCCATACTCCCGGAAATGTGGGAATACAGTAGCTTGGATGAGATCCAGGACTTCTTCCTCCACTATCAACAAGCAATCGTCACCGTCATCTAAAGAATCCCATTTCCGTATTTCTACAAATTTGAGATAGGAGAAAAGCATAATCAACATAAGCAAGCAATTACCTAAGGCAGTGTTCATGTCACCGCTCATACGGCGGCCCTGAACAACATACTTTAATCCGGTACTTGTTGTAACTTTGTTGACCAGCTGCATAGCTAGCAAACTGCGGAACTCGAATGAAGGGTTCACAGATGCGTACACACTATGCTCTACTTTTAGTAGCTCGATGTCTACGTGCTTGTCAAAGCGGGAAGCGTCAAGGCTTATAACGACCGGTCTGCGGAATGCGGCCATCTTGCAATGGAGCAACTCCGCACGCTGCGTCTGATTTAAACCTTTAGCGATGTTTCGGGATTCAGGGACACCACAAGAGAATCCGGACATTTCGTAAATATAGTGCTCAATCGGCTGTAAAAACCGCGCGAGAGCAACACAATAAACTGCACTCCGAAACTGTATGGCGCGTGGGTCAGGGTTGATCTTTTCTCCACCATCAAACCTCTCGGGCTTGACGAACATGGTGCAGTTCGCATCAAACGATCGAAC